CTGGCGGGGGGTTTTTTATGGTTTGTTATATCTGTTTGGCTTTTTATTTTTAAGCCATTTGATAGAAGTTACCTCATACCCTGCATCTTTTACAATTTTTCTAATTTCACTGGGATGAATCTCTATACTTATGTACTCCACTCTACATAACTGTTTTTTTGTGTCGAATTTAACCTTTTTAACTAATTTAGTTTTATCTAACCCCTTCTTTACTCCAATGGCACAACTGGAGCATACTAGTCCATTTATCTTTATTTCTACGTCGGGATCAAAGCTTGGCTCTGCATACAAGCTTAAAGTAAATAAAAAAGGTAAAATTAATTTAATCATCTTACTCCTGACCCTTGTCTATTTTTAGGTAGACTAGCAGACTGTGCATTATGCTTAGCCACCTCTAATTCTAAAATTCTCATTCTATTATCTATCATTTTGATATCAGAAGTGTTCGAGGTGATAGCTTTTTGCAAAACCGCCATTTCGGTGATTTTTTTATCCATTTGAATGAGATGCTGTTCTAATTTATCAAATTCAGCTTTACTGGGAAAAAGTGTTTGTAAATACGCTAATACCGCTAAACCAATCATCGGGGCTATCTTCAAAAATGTGTCCAAGTCCGTGAAACTAATTTTTTTATTTTTATTTGTCTCTGACATGTAATATATAATATAGTTACACGAAGTTTTTTCAAAATGGCTCAATTAAACGCTAATACCCCCTACATCGGATGTTCTATTAGAAACTCGTACATATTTGGCCCCGAAAGCTCAGGTTTGACAGAAGGGTACATCTTTGGTGTAAAATCAATGATCAATCGCCCGATGCACTTTCATTTCCAATCGTGCTTTGGGGCGATTTTTTGGCAGATGCCTATTTCGGCCTTTTGTCATAAAGAGGACTATGACATTTTATCGGAAGATGAGCAGAAGCGATTATCACTATTGCAAACATGGGATTGCCAAGATAATGATATCGCAGTTACAACATTCGGTTTTTTGCAAAACCGTCGCGTGGACGTATTCTGCCGCGACAGAGTATGGCGTTCTGGTAAGTATGTATTTACTATTGATGATTACGAGGGGGACCTTAATGAGCTTAATATTGGATACGCTAACGACCAAGATTCAAAATGTTATCACTTTCTGGAAATGGATGATGGAAACTATGCCATACCTCCCAATAATCTTTTGCGCTGGCATAATCCTGATTTTATTGTTCCGTATGATAAGGAAGAGCCTCCTAGAATTAAAATCTATGACAAAGAAATGACTTCAGAAGATATTGACCGTTCTTATGGTAATAGCCCTTATTTTTTTTATAACCATTATCCGGAAGAAGATAAAAAAGAAGCTGAAAAGCATTCTCCGTTAAGATCTAAAATATATAGAGAAGATAATATTCCCGAGTATCCATCAGCTTAACGCTTTCCCCAATACTTGTGAGGATAATCAGGTGTGTTTTCGTCTACAATAGCTTGAACCCAATCTGGGCCAAGTCCATCATGATATAGACCATGATTTGTTGAATTAGTATCTGGATGAGGAGTCCACTTTCTCGCTAAAGCGAACAACTGGTTCTTTTCATACTCTTTAACCCCTACCAAATTGCAAAAATTAGTTAATAAAGATTTTTGGGGAGGTGGGTTTATTCCCCTTTCTATTTTGCGCCACATCTGATAATTAACCTTTAGCAGCCTCGAGAGTTTAGTGATGTTGTCGTATTTTCTTGATCTTAGCTCTTTGAGGTATATGTGAAACTTATTCACGGTAGCAGCTTATCTAAAACTTCTTCTTTTAATTTTTCTTTGGCTTTATCTGACACCTCATTTACAACCTTGTCTACAACTGCTTCTTTTGCCGCCTCCTTTGCGCTCTCAGCGACTTTTTCTTTAATTTCGTCTCCTTGCATCATCCAGATAACAGAAACCAGCAGAGCGACTCCTAGGACCACTATTAAGATATCTCTTTTCTTCATATAACTTATTACACGTAGAAGTGTATAATAAAATAACACTATGATGGTAAAAAATATCTTCAAGTATGGACTGATTGCTATTATTGCATCAGTGTTAACCACCGCCGAAGCCAAACCCAGTAAACACAAAGGTAAACCTCGTCCCGAAAAAATCGACAAAGATAAAATAAAAGAAAGATTTAAAGCCGCGGCAGAAAAAAGAAAAAAACATTTCGAAAGCAAAAAACGGAAACATCACTGGAAAGGCAAGAAGATAGATAACGAAGAGCTAAATGAGCTTAGGGAAAAAATGAAGGAGCTTCATAAAGAAATGCACGAATTAAGAAAGAAGCATAGGGAGGAAATGAAGAAAAGAATGGAAAATATAAAAAAAGAATTTGCTAATAAACGCGATAAAGTTATTGATGATAATAAACCCGGAGAATAAGTAGAGTATATAAAAATAAAGCCCCGCATTCCGCGGGGCTTTTTTTATTTAATTAGTTATTGATTAATATAAATCAGAATAATCTATAGAAGCTGATGCCTCACTGACCTTAATCCCGAACTTTTTGGCCGCAGCTTTAATTTTTTTAAGGGCTGATTTTTTGGCCTCTTCACTGATTTTGGTTTGGTCTAACCTAGCTAATGCATTACGTACGTGAGCAGCATCGTTAATTGGAAGGTGACGTAATGATCGAGGTACCGTTTTCCCCTCTGAATCTTTTTCTCCCCCCGGTTCGATGTAAGCAAAATCAGAATCGGGTAGATCATTCTTCTTTTTAGTAGAAAGAACTGCGCTCTCCATTTCTTTGAGCTTCTTCTTATCGTATTTTTCGTCTTTCTTTATATCATGAATTTCTACGCTTTTCTTTTCAGAAGGTTTACCCTTCTTTAGCTTTTTTATTTTGCTATCATCATCCTTAAGAGCGTCTTTTTCGTGTTCTTTTTTTTCTTTTTTATCGTCACGTTTCAGCTCTTTAGTATCGATTTTTTCGTACTGTTTTTTAGTCATGGCGGCTTCTTGTTCTTCGCGCCATTTAACAATTTGCTCAGTGAAATCTATTTCTTTCATTTGTCTACTTCTTTCTTACACTTATTTTCGAGTCATTTCCATTAATTTTGGATATAGATTGCCTATTTTTGGCGGAGTGTTAGTTTTGATTGTTCCTTTGGGAAAATTTTCTTTGTCTTTATAGTAGTCCATTTCTATTTGAAAAAAGGCTGGGACTGCTATTCTAACTTTCTCAAGTCTTCCTTTATCGTCTACACTGGTGCATCCTGTGAGTAGGAGAGTTAATAAGAACATTTTTTTCATTGTTAAGTTTTTCTTTTAGAAGGGGGTTTGTTTACCACTTCTACCTGCATAGGAGCAGGTTGTATAGGGATTTCTTGCATTCCCACAAAATTGGGGTCACATCCTTTGGGTAGATAAGGAGCTCCGCCGTTTTTAGGTAAAGTTTTTTCAATAGTAAGTTGTTTTAGTTGTTCGTTAGGAACTAACATCTTAGTTTTTCTATCAAGCATATAAAAAACCGTATTACGAATTCCTACGCGAACTATACGCGCTTGACGTCCAGAAATATAAATAATGTCGTCATTGTTAAAATCATTCCCCATAAAAACCAATAATCCTTGAGCAAAATTCATGATCATATCTTTTGCCATTATGGTTAGAAGAGCTATTAGTAACAGCCATCCATATTCACCAATTAAGCTTTCTAAAAAGCCTTCTACATTTTCTTTGTCTATAGGACCCGGAGTTAAATTGGTTAGATTAGTAGCCAAGTTCACCATCTCAGGTGCTATTTCTGAAATCTCATTCATAACTTTCTTTTATATATTACACTTTTTTGAGTGTAAAATGATAGTGATGCCAAAAGTAAAGAGCACGGGGGATTTTGAATCTCTCGAAGTTACGGACGGAAGGGTTAAGATTCACCAACGAGACCCAATTAAACCTAAAGATAACTTCTATATAGAAGAACTACCTTGGACAGATAAACAAAAACGTTTTATAGAAATCTCACAGGATAAAAATACTCGTCTTATTTTATGTAAAGGGCCAGCAGGTAGCTCGAAAACCTTAACAGCGGTCTACTCCGCTTTAAATTTATTAAACACTTCTAAAGTCTCAGATGTTATCTATATGCGGTCTGCGGTAGAGAGTTCTGATTCTAGACTCGGTTTTCTACCGGGTGATGCAGATGAGAAACTTCATTATTATAATTTACCTTTTATGGATAAATTAGATGAATTACTTAGCGAAGAGACAGTTAAAAAACTGCAAAAAGAAAAGAGGGTGTCTATCCATCCAGTTAATTTTGCTCGAGGCATGAGCTGGAATGGAAAGGCTATTTTAATGGATGAAGCTCAGAATAGTTCTTTTAGGGAAATAGTAACCGTGTTGACGCGTATAGGAAAATATTCTAGGTGCATAATAATGGCTGATCCAATGCAGACGGATTTAAAAAACGGTAATCGAGGAGGGTTTATAAAACTTTATGATGTTTTTAATAATAAAGAAAGTCGAGATATGGGCATACATACTTTCGAATTTAATGAAGAAGATATCGTTCGGTCAGAGCTGACCAAATTTATTGTGTCTAAACTAGCCGAATGTGAAACTATTTAATCTGCTTATTGATTAAACCAGTCAAAACCGAAGAAAACTTTCTCACTTCTCTTTCTGTCTTGTCCCAAAAGAAGGCGTGGGTGACCTCTTCTATAAGAGTGCTCATTTTACGCCTTTTTTTAAGTTTTGGGTCAACTAGGATTTTGGGGTTATCCGCTTCCGGAGAATAGCATAAACCGTCAGCATTATAGGTATGGTGAGGTTTTTTCCATATTAATTCGTATTCGACTCCATCCGAGTTTTTGAATTTGACGTTTTCCATATCCATATAGGTTATACACTTTTTTTGAAAAATGCTTAATTTTCATTAATATATATAGTGTAACATTATTCATGAAAGCTTACTGTTTAACTTGTGGTTCTCCTACAGAGTACTCTTTGAATAAGCCTAAGTTTTGCGGTTCGTGTGGCGAATCTTTTTCGTCCGTAAGCAAAAAGGCAACTAAAAAAGTTTTTAAAGCTACTAAAGCTGTTAAAAAAGCGCCTATTGTTCATATGGAGGAAGATGAAGAAGAAACTTTCGTAGAACCCAGTATGGATAGCTTAGCATTTGATTTAGAGGGTGATACCTCTGGGAAACGCAAGACGTTAGAGGAACTTTTAGGTACGGGGGGTCCGGTATCTATGGACGGTTATCAGCGAGAAAATGATCCTGCTTATTCACCGGATTCAATTGCGGAGGATTTTAAAAGAGACGCTGGAGCATCGCGCAAACCAAATGCCTAAAAAGAAGAAGCCTAAATTTGAAGATTTCATAGAGCAAATAGATGCGGAAATAAAAAAAAGAAAATCTAAGTGGAGTTTAACAGCTTTATCGTGGATGGACTTTGATGATGTTTCTCAAATTCTTAGGATACATATATTTAAAAAGTGGCATCTTTACGATACCAAAAAACCTCTTAATCCGTGGATCAATCGTATAATTTCTAATCAGATAAAAAATTTGATAAGAAACAATTACGGAAACTATTGCAGGCCTTGTCTTAAATGCGCAGCAGCAGAAGCTGGTAATTTATGTTATATCTATGGTAAGCAATGCGAAACTTGTCCTCTTTATGCAAACTGGGTTCGCACTAAGAAGCAGGCTTACGATGCCAAGTTACCAGTTTCAATAGATGACCACACTCATGAGATAAATACCACCGAATACACAGGGGTAGATATAATGAGTCTTATGGATAAACTTAACGAAAAGATGAAGTCTAATTTAAAAACGGCCGAATGGAAAATTTACCAAGCCTTGTATATAGACAATATGTCCGAAGAAGAGGCCGCTACTTTAATGGGGTATAAAACTAACGAAAAAAATCGAGTACCCGGCTACAAACAAATTAAAAACGTTAAGAAGTCTATTATACAAAAAGTTAAGAAGATGTTAAAAGATGGAGAGATAGAAATTTTATGAGCTCTAAAGCGGTATCTTTAAATGAAGATCAAAAATTAGCAATACTCAATGAGTGGAATCAAAGACCTGATGATCCCCCTTTTATAAAAGAGTTAATTGAATTAGTTTTCCCCGATATACCTGAAGAAGCTAAAACCGGCAGATCACGCTATGGTATAGCCATTAAGAAATTTCTAGCTGAAAAAAGTTTACAAGCCAAAGTTGGAGGCAAGTATTACGCTAAAGAAAAGCCAGAACTTACAGAAGACCAAAAAGAATTTATATCAAATAATTGTGGAGCTATGAAACCAATGGAGATGGCGCGAATGGTTTTTGATGATCCCAAAATATCTCCATTAGACATAAGGTATAAAATATTAATAGACCATGTAAACTCAATTCCAAATCAAGTCAAGTACTCTGATACTAATGATGATGTTCCTGTAGAAGGAGGATACCAACCACCAAAATCAGAAAGTCGCGCTTTAGTAAGAGTAAACAAGTACGTACACCATGGAATAGATAAAGATAAAATATCTGCCAAAAACAAAAAGAATTTAGCTACTTTAATAGGGTACATGCATACCTATAGATTTCTACATCAGATAAGTACTTATGCGGCTGAGACTGACAGGGAGTTATTTGAAAGTAGTTTTGTACGTTATACTTGGGACAAGGCTGACTTAACTCAGGAAGAAGTAGATCAATACATAGTACTATCTGCTGAAGTAGTCATAGCTTCAAACATACAAAGACGTGTAGAAAGACTCCAACAACTTCTTGATCAAAACGCGGAAGATACAGAGGGAAGACGTATGGCTATGAGTTTGGTTGAAGCAATCAATACAGCTCAAACTGAATACAACCAATGCGTTAACCGGCAAACTAAACTACTTAATGAGCTAAAAGAAAAAAGAAGCCAGCGCATGAGTAAAATTATGCAGGAATCTGCTTCCATATTAAATTTGGTAGAACTTTGGAAAGATGAAGAGTCTAGGACTAAAATGATTAAGATAGCGGAGCTTAGAAAAAAGAATATTTCAGAGGAGATAGAACGTTTAAGCTCAATGGAGGACATAAAGTCCAGAATATTAGGTATCAGCGAAGAAGAAGTTTTAAATGGTTAGTTGTAAAGTCTGTGGAAAAGAATTCGAAAAAGATAAAAGCCTTCATCTCCATATAAAGGCTCACAAGTTAAGTATAGAGCAATACTACCAACAATATTTTCCTCGGTATGATTTACATACTAAAGAGCTGATAAACTATAAAAACAAAGAGCAATACTTTTCTTCTGACTTTAATAATAAGAGAAATTTAAAAAGCTGGCTCAAAGACGTCCCTGTTAGCAAAGCGCAGGAATACTGCAAATCACTTTTGCAAAAAAGAAAAGAGGAAAAGAATTTAGTGTATTCTCCAACTCAAGTTGAGTTACGCACTCTACCTATGCCCCCTATCCAATACTATGAATTAATATTTGAAAGTTATTATAATTTATGTAAAGAGTTAGGGTATAAGAATAAATTCAATTTTATACCTGTAAAAAAAGAATATAAGGAAAATTATTCAAAAGACCATTTAATTTATATAGACTCAAGAGAACAAAAACCTTTAGAGATAGAGGATTTTCCTACTGAGGTGAGAGGATTGAAATTTGGTGATTATTGCCTTAATGATAGAGAAAAAACTAGAAATACTTACATAGAAAGAAAGTCAGTCCCTGACTTAATAGGAACTCTTAGCTCAGGTTTAGAAAGATTTAAAAATGAAATAAATAGAGCGGCGGAAGAAGAAGCTTACATGGTAGTATTGGTGGAAAGAAAA